CTGACCTGGCGCTCCTGGTTCAGCCGCAAATTCTGCCAGCCGATATGGGACTTGATCCTCGAAGAGGCTTATCTCCGCGACCTGTTCAATGCGCCTGATTTCTATGAATTTCGCTCTGAGTACACGCGGGCGTCCTGGATCGGCGGGGGCTGGGGGTGGGTGGACCCAGTCAAGGAAGTGGAGTCCTCCAAGAAGGCGATTGACTACGGTCTATCCACCCTGTCCGACGAAGTGGCTGGCCAGGGCAAGGACTGGGAGGAAGTGCTCGAACAGAAGAAACGGGAGAAAGAAAAGCTCGAAGAGCTGGGGCTTAATCTTGATGCGACGACCGGCGACCGACGACCGCAGACGGACGACGAAAAACCGACCGACGACCGACGACCGCAGACCGACGACGGCGGATCGACGACCGACGACCGAGCAGCAGAGGAGAAAAAAGATGCCGAAACCGAATAAGGGTGAAAGCAAGCAGGATTTTTTAAGCCGATGCACCAAGGACGTTATGGCCGAGGGAAAAGAATCCGATCAGGCCTATGCCATGTGTAACGCCTCCTGGGACAACGAAAATAACCAGCGCTCAACCCTCACATTATCCGCTCCCATTGAACTCATGACAAACGACGAAGGGAAAGCCAAGCATTTTTTGATCACGGCTTATACGGGCCAGCCGATCGACACATGGATGGGTAAGATCATCTTCGATGTGGCGGGCATGACGTCCAAGGCCAAGATTCCAATCCTGCGGGAGCACGAGCGGGACCGGGTGGTCGGGTTCGGGAAAACCTGGAAAGATGAAAGCCGATTTTATGTGGGCGGTGATTTTGCGAGCAAGACGAGGGATGCCCAGGAGGTGCTCAGTCTTGCCGAAGACGGCATGCCCTGGCAGGCGTCCGTCGGAATCTGGCCAAAAAAGGTGAAAGTGCTCTCCGATGAAAAAGAATCCATGGTCGTGAACGGCCAGGAAATAAAAGGCCCAGCAGAGGTGTGGACCGAATCGAGGGTGGGAGAGGTCAGTTTTGTGTCTCTTGGGGCCGATGATGAGACCGCGGCCATCGTGCTGTCGGACCAGAAGGTCCGCGTGAGCATAGAAAAAACTATTCCGGTCAAGAAGGAGGAAAAGAAAATGGAATTTACTTTAGAGATTATCGAAAAAGAAGCGCCCCAGCTCCTGGAGCAGATCCGGTCTGAGGCGGCCAAACTCGGCATGGAAGCGGGAACGGCCCTTGAAAGGGAAAGGGTGAATGGCATCCTGGACGCCAAGGCAGACCCTGAAGCGACCACGGAGGCAATCAAGCACGGATACAGCGCCGAGGCATCGTACAAACTGTTTTACGAGGCCGAGAAAAAGAAGAAAGTCGAGGGCCTGAAAAAGATGGAGGCTGACGCCCCAAAGCCCATGGGCCAGGAGGAGCCAAAAGAGAAATCGGCAACCCCTGACGTTGACCTAGCCATCAGGGCTCGTGACCTGGCCGAGAAGGAGAAGATCCCCATCGTTTCGGCCCTGCGGAAGCTCGCCAGGGATAACCCGGAGCTGGCAAAGGATGCGCTGCCGAAAGTGCGCATCCTCAATAAATAAGGAGGTCTGAGCCATGGCATACGAATTGATAGGCACGGATTTAAGTTTCCTGGCGGCAGAGGATTTGTCGGATTACCAGTATCGTTTCATACATCTGGCGAGCGATACGACAGTCGACCTCCTGGACAGCGGGGCTGAATTCCCGATCGGAATACTCCAGAACGCTCCTGCCTCTGGAAATGTGGCGGTGGTCAGGGTGCACGGGGTCAGCAAGCTCGTGATGAACGCTGCGATCGCCGTGGGACTGAAGATTAAGGCGGAATATGTCGACGGGTCGGACAACGGCAAGGGTGATGCAGCAGACACGGACAATGACACGGCCAGGGCTGTTTCTCTGACGGCGGCAGGCGCCGAAGACGACATGATCACTGTGCTTCTTTTTGTCGACACCATAGAAGTAGTTTAAAAAACGATTTAGCCAAAGGAGGGCTTTACAATGGCTTACAGCGGAACAGGACTCGATATGGCTTGGAAGGCCGGGGAAAGTCTCGCCAGTTATCAATATCATTTTGTTCATCTAGCTGATGACACTACGGTGGACCTGATGGACAGCGCGACAGAATACCCCGTCGGGATTTTGCAGAACGCCCCCGCAGACGGGGAGACGGCGGTGGTGCGTGTGGACGGGATCAGCAAGCTCGTCATGAACGATGCGATCGCCGTGGGACTGAAGATAAAAGCGGAATATGTCGGGGCGGCTGACAACGGCAAGGGTGATGCAGGGGACACCGACTATGACAATGTCAGGGCGATCTCCCTCACCGCTTCCGGTGCGGAGGATGATGTGATCACCGTGCTTTTGTGCTCGGATACGCTCATGGTGGCGTAATCAAACCTGTCATGCAGGTCTATCGTTAAAGACTTAGCGACTCATTCAAATAGGAGGAAATGAAAAATGCAACCAGATCTCGGAACGGTTCATCGATCGGCAGCGCTGTCCGCGATATCCATCGGGTACAAGAACCAGATGTTTATTGGGGACCGCGTTTTTCAGAACGTGCCTGTCCTGAAGCAGGAGGATTATTTCTATCTTTTCAGGAAGGGCGCTCTTTACCGCAACGACGCGGGCGTTAGAGGCCCCGGCGGTGAGGCAAGGCGTGGCGGCTACGTTGTGGCTGACACCACTTACAACTGCAAAGAGAGGGCTTTCGCCCACCCGATCCCCATTGAGGTGGTCAACAACGCGGATGACGCTCTCGCTCCCTGGGAGACGGGCGTCAATTTTGCAACCCTCAAGGTCATGCTGGCAAAGGAAGTGCTCGTTTCAGCCCTATGCTGCACGGCAGCCAACTGGACGACGAGCCACGATGCGGCGGCATCCTGGGCCGCAGGCGCCGGCAACACTTTCATCGAGGACATGCTGACCGCGAAGAAGACGATCCGGCAGCTCATCGGGCTCAACCCCAACGTGCTCGTCATGGACGCCAAGACGCTTGATGCCCTCAAGCAGGAAAGCTCCCTGCTCGACCGGATCAAGTACACGGGCACCCAGGGCGCACCGGCAGACGTGACAACCCGGACCCTTGCCCAGCTCTTTGAGCTTGACGAGGTATTGGTCGGCGGGGCCATCTATTCGAGCGCAGAGGAAACATTGGCCGGAACTGATTTCACGGCTGTGGACCTCTGGGAAACCAACGCCACCAAAGGCGCAGCGTTCTTGTTCTACCGACCGCCAGCGCCAGGCCGCGAGATGCCAGCAGCGGGCTACGTGTTCCAATGGAAGGGCGGCGCAGGCCACCCAAACATCGTCCTGCCCGGCGACAGTTATCGGGACGTCAGGTATTGGTGGGAGGATTCTCCTAAGCAGTACGTGATCGAAGCATCGGAAACCATTGACGCCAAAGTCACGTGCGCGGACGCGGGATACCTGTTTTATGACACGATTGTGACATAAGAAGCTCTAAGCTCAAAGGGCCAAGTTCAAAGAGATTTGCCTTTGATTTTCAGCTTTGAGCTTTGAGCTTTCATCTTTCGGCTATATTTCGGAGGTACTTGTTATGGGAACAAACTATGACGGGACTTTCAGCAAAGCCGTTGTGAAGGGGTTCATCGATATCCCTGAAAAAACGGCTCCTGGAACTCCTGATACGGATGTCGGGCGGCTATATGTGGCCGACGACGGGGGAACCACAAAGCTTTATTTTAAAAATCCCGCTGGACTCGCCACGGCGTTGACGGACGCAGCTACGGTCAATTGGGATGCCATTGGGGATGCGGGCGGGGCCGGAACGATCGCGTTTGGAACCAATGCCCAGGTTATAACGGCAGCCAAGACCAATGGCGACATGCTGACCATATCAGGCATTGGCAATTTTGGTGATGTGTCGGTTGTTCGGATCGAATCCGGGACCGGCAACCCCACGGACGGGACCGTCCTGGAGGTGGTGAGCCACGACGCGAATACGGACCCGCTCGTCGTGTCGTCAAGCGCCCAGGCCGGGGTCCTGGTGGTGGCGCAGGATGGATCGGTCGCCGTCACTGGCAACCAGACGATAACGGGGACCCTTAGCGCAACGGGCGGACTGATCGCGGGGACCGCGACAAACAGCATCCAGAAGACGGACACGGTTGCTTTGACCAATGCTAACATCAAAGCCCTGAGAGCGACCAAGAAGGCGCTGGTCGCAACGCCGGGAGCCGACAAGTTTCTGGAGTTCGTGTCGGCTCAACTGATCTTAAATTATGGGTCTGAAGTCCTGACGGAATCGAGCGATGATCTGGTGATCCAATATGCCACCAGCGGAGTGGACGCCACTGCTGCCATAACGGCGAACGGATTTATCACGGCCGCAGCCGACACGATCATCAACGTGCTGCCGAAAGCCATGGGGGCCGTCGTAGCCACCAACCTGGTGAATAACGGCCTTGAGCTTTTCAACACGGGGGATGGCGAATATGGCGGCAATGCGTCGGCTGACACGGTTATGACGGTGAAGATTACGTATCGGATTCACACCGCCGGGCTGTAAGAA